ATGTATAGTATGTATAGTTTTTTACTTCAATAATGTTTTTGCTTTACAAGAAATATATGTTTGTAATAATTCATTTGGTGTGAGAAGTTCATCCACCAAGTCTTCATTAAACTGTTCGCGCCATATTTTTTTTACAACCAATAAAATATTATTTAACGCGTAACAAAAATCACTGCAACCTTTTTTATTAAACCAAGATAATGCCAGTTTTGATGAAGCAGAATTTTCCCCATTAAATATAGAAAAAAACTCTTTATCACACGTTTTATCATTCATTTTATTAACTAATTCTAAAATTTCACTCTCTAAATAGTGTATATTATTGATATTATAATCGTCCATATTAAATATAATTTACTTTAATTTATTTAAATTTATTTATTTTAAAGTAAATTATATTTTTGTTTTATCGCTTGATTGGACGTATCACAATTATACGGTAGAGCAATATATTTGCGACCATTCATGTCNGCATCTCCTGTAGCATGAAGAATATATTTTTCATTTTTATCTTTTTTATAACTTGTATCACTTTTAATTTCAATTGGTTTCTGATACCATGTTTGTGTTTTATTCAAACCACTAATTTCATGATTGGTATACTGTTTATAATCCATATTTTTTACAATATTATATATACATATATATCATTTCAATTTTACTATAATTAGTTTACATTATTATATGAATATCTAAATATTAATAATAATAATAATAAAATGGATGGTGATTATGAAATAGATGAAGAATGGATAAAAAATTTTGAAAACATGGAAAATGAATATGATATATTTTATAAAGAAAAACCAAAAATTATAGAGATTATTTATATTTATGTTGATAATAATAAAGAAATAGAGTTTATAAAAAAGGAAGATTATGATTTAAATAATGAAGCAAAAATATTAAAATCTAATTTAATTTTTTTAATAAATGATAACAAAATAATGTGTGAAAAAAAATATAAATTATTAAATATTCTTAAATATAATTTTACAATAGAACCAATTGAAATACTTCATGAGTTCAGAAAATTAGATATAGCTGACAATGACAATAACAATGACAATAACAATGACAATAACAATGACAATAAATATTTACAAAATATTAGTGCTATAAATGATGTATTATTTAATGATACAATTGAATTATTTTCCGAATTAAATACTTTATATCTAATTTATGCAGATGATAAAAATATAAAACAAACAACAAAAAAAATATTTTTTAACAATAATAAAAATAATAAAAATAATAATAATAATAATAATAAAAAAATGAGTAAGACAAAAAGAAAAAGATATAAAGGATTTTAAGACATATTTAATATTATAAAATATGGAATATACCCGAAATAATTATACAATACAGGGCAAAATAACCAGTAATTTAATATTAGATTTAATAAATAAAATAAATAATCTTGAGAGAACAACAAAAATAAACAAAATCAGCAATGAGAATGAAATATCTGTTATATGTGAAATATACAAAGATTTGTTGGAGGTTGTGTTTTTAGCTTTTTATGAAGATTTAACAGAAAGTAAAACGTGTATTGTGGTTGAGAGCACAATATCAGAAAAGGTAGTTTTTAAAAAAATATTGTTGAAATTAATAGTGTATGTTCGTGATATTAGACATGGGCTTGGCAAATACGATTTATATTATAGATTAATTGGCGTATATTGCACGACGATGGATAAAGTGCAGTATATAAATAACAAAAGTGAAAATGGAACCACAATATTATATGATAATATGATGTCATATTTAAAAACTATAATCAGCTCGACCGTTATTTTAAATGATGATGACCACGATGATGATGACCACGATGATGATGACCACGATGATGACGCCCCTTATGGTAGTTGGAAAGATATGAAGTATATTTTAAATCATTTGGGAGATATATATGGAGAGAAAGAACTATTGGATAAAGATATTTTTAAATATATTATTGAACTAATATGTTTTCAATTAAAAAAAGACGTAATGTGCAATACAAAATTTTCATTAGTATCAAAATGGATACCAAGAGAAAAAAGTAAAAAATTTGGATGGCAAAATAAATATATAGCAATAAGTTTTGCTACAGATTGTTATGATCTAACCGATTATATTAGTAAGAATGTGTCCAACAAATCCACAATTGGCGTATATTGTTCAAATTTAAGACGAATAATAGCGTGTATAAATAAAATAATACATACTCCACAAATAAATCAATGTAATAATACTTGGTCACTAATTGATTTTAATAATGTAAGCAAACAAACAATGGACAAACAAAAAAATGCTTTTAAATATCAAAATAAATATGGAATAGTTAAGGGCGTCGAAAAAGACCGATTGAATTGTAGAATCAATCACATGAAATATGAAAATGATAATTGTATAAGTATGAGTATAAGTAATACAAAACGGCACAGTAAAGATCACAGTAAAGATCACAGTAAAGATCACAGTAAAGATCACAGTAAAGATAAGAACGAAATAATAAGTATAAATGTAATCGAAACTTTGGAATTAAAATGGAAAAAACTGATAGGTATATTATTTAATAAGCGTTATAAAAATATAGATCTAAATTTTATTTATTAAATGTAATAAAAATAATAATATAAATTATAATATAAATTATATAAATTATATTATGTTCAGATTTATAAATGAAGAGAGAACAAACATGCTTATTAATTCATTGAATGAATTGTTAAATAATTATAGAGTTAGAAATAATTCATTTAACTTATCGTTGTTAAACGATAATTCAACAAATATTTATTCGTCTATATTGGAAACAGAAACAACCGAAACAACCGAAACAAATGAACCAGAAAGATATTCAACCGATACTTATACAACAGATACCTATTATCCAAGATATCCATTTGAAAATTATATTTTTTTTAATGACTTCGTGGAGAATGAAAGAAATAATATTTTATATGATGAATTGGAAAATAGTATAGTAAATAGTTTAGAATTCTCAGACAAAAAATATAAAAAGGTTATATCAGATAATGGGAAAAAAGAATTAAAAAAATTACAATTCAAAAAGAATGATGATAACTATAACTATAAAAATGATATCTGTCCAATAATTCAAACAGAATTTGATGATAATGAAATAATAACTCAATTACCATGTCAACACTGTTTTAACACAGAAGCGATAACACGCTGGTTAGAAAAAGAAAAGGCTGAATGTCCTATATGTAGATTTGAATTAGATTATGATGAAATTAAAATAGAAGACCAAGACCAAGATCAAGATCAAGTGAATGTAATACCAATGAATTATAATATGGATATAGATAGATACATGGAACAGCTAACTGGAGTCGGACCGGATAATAATTTAATAGATTCGCTAATAACTTCTCGAACAAATTTATTTGAATCATTTACAAGAACATATTCTGATCCATTAACAATATTAATGAATAACGAAAACCAAGATGCCGATTTTCAGGAAGCACTGTTTGCAAGTTTAAATTAAAAATTACAACATTAAATTTCGTCTACGTCAATAAAATCATCGGTATCATTATCATCTTCGATATGTTTATCTTTATCATTATCCTTATCAATAGGAATATTATTTTCATGTATATCATCTTCAACTTCTGGTTCAATATCTGTAATAATAAATCCTGTACAACTTTTATTTATTTCCGAATTCTCTTCGCCAATATTAATAATATTTATTAATTCATTTTTATTAAGTGTATTAATAATTTTTTCTTTTTCGGTATTATTATACACCTCCAACAAATCACATTTTTCTAATTTGCCTTTTGCCACAACCTCCCAATCTCTTATTCCGATTAAAACCCAGCAATTACTGGTTATCGTATTATCCTTTTTGTCCCTTCCTCTAAACTTATTACGAATAACACACATGCGGGTGATACCATCATTACAAATCGCCTCACAATTAGGTCCTCCATGAATTTTGGTAATAACTGCATACATTTCTCCATCTTCTTTTGCAAATCGGGTATTACGATTTTGTGGAACACTAATATGTTTGCGTCCTTGTTTTTTTGCTTTATTGCCACCGGTTTTATTTTTAACCATGTTGTAATTATACTAATTGATAATATGTTAAAAAAATGCTTCAATTTAATAAATAAATCAATAAATCAATAAATCAATAAATCAATAAATCAATAAATAAATAAACAATCTTTATCAATAAGGTTAGCAATAACAAATTCATTTAAATTATTCTCATCAAAGATAGTTTCATACCAATATTTTTTTGATATTTTATCAATATGCCCGATGCTTGTATCCTGTATCTCGGTCGTTTGCTCATCTGGTTCATAACCATATTTCTCATAAAAATTTTCCAAATTATCATCATTATCAAAAATAATTTGGTTTCTATCATCCAATCCTCCATTAAATTCAATAAATCGTTTCTTCCAACAAGGTGTATTATAAGCATAAGTTTCCCAACAAGTATTAATAAATTTTAAATCTAAAGTTTCGGGATGACAAAAATTATTTCTAACTAATTTAAATGAACCGATTAATGAATTAATTTTATAAATTCTTTTATTTTCGAGACTTCTGTAAGGCGGATAATTAGTTTCTGTATCAGTATTTATTATCCACTCTAAATGTTTTTCTCTCGGAATAACAAGAATATTGCTTGATTTTTTATCTGATTTTTTATCTGATTTTTTATCTGATTTTTTGCCTGTATTTGTATTTGTCATTAAATGGACAATCATAGACAGCAAATAATGTTTATCATCACTATATTCTCTAAGATCCCAATATTTTTGGACATCGTCGTTCAAGGCATTTTCGGTAAAGTTATCAATTCGCATATAGTGATCGTGCTCATGATCCAATGAAAAGTATTTCATAATAGCAACAAATATTGTGTATGATATATCATGTGTATTATTATCAATCAAATAATATAAATAATAAGCAATGTTATAATAATCCGAATTGGATATAGCAATAATTAGCGGGATATATTTTTTTTCGTATTTATTTAACCAGTTGGGTCGCCTTCCGCGTTTTGGTTTAAATTCGTATTTATAGTTCTCGTGCAATATTCTTTGCCTTAAAGTGAAAACCACGTGAGAGATCTTGCTGCGAAATAAATTTTGTATAATATATGCGATATTTTTGTAATCGTTATTTTCTCTCCATTTAGACAATTTATTGTGAATAATTACTTCAAGTTTTGAATTATAGTGAAAATAAAAATCATAAAATATTTTCCATATCAATTGTGATATATCATAACCAGAGTAATACAATTCAAACGCCCAGAAATAACATTCCATTATGTCCTTTTTCTCTAATAAGGAAACAACAAACGACAGTTCAACCTCATCGCGCGAATATAAGTACCGCGTTAAATTGTAATTTAATTCTTCAATGTATTCTGATTTCATAATGAAAAATATATAAAGTTTTTTATTTATTTTATAAAGACTATATAATATTTTATTATCAATTTTATAAAATAAAAAATATTATATAATTATTTTTTATTTTATACGCTAATATTATAATGGCTCGTAAAACTAAAACCCAGAAAAATCGTAAAGTCGGTAAAAAAGTTCTACGTCGCACCGGTAAAAAAGTTCTACGTCGCGCCAGTAAAAAAGTTAAAAAAACAAGTAAAAAAACTAAAAAGAATAGTTTTTTCACACTTATGTTAGCAGCTAAAAAAAAGGGCCAGCCTTCATTTGTATACAACAATAAAACATACAAAAGAAAAACCGGCAAAGGCAATAAAAGCCACCTTGTTTACTACGGACTTTAAAGTTAAAAAATAAACAGAATAATATTAAAATAAATTAAACATTTAATTCTTGCGCTTTT